GGGCTGGAACACAAGCTCAGCGATGACACGCTCAGTCATGACGGATCCTCGTTGATGTCGTGGTCTGTCGGCAACGTGAAGATCGAGGTCAAGGGGAACGGAAACATGGCGACAAAGCAAGCCGCCGGCCGGGCCAAGATCGATCCCGTCATTGCCATGCTTTGCGCTGCCATCCTGATGAGCTGGAATCCGACAGCCTCAGGGTTAGCGGTGTCACCTTGGGATGATCCGAACTTCAGCTTGATGGCGGCAGAATGAACATTCTCGGATTTCATGTGGGTCGCTCCGGACAGGAACAACGTTCCGGTAGCATCGAGAGCCCGACCGTTTCTGTGTCTCAGTCGTCTGAGTTCATGGCGTTTTTTGGCTTGGACGCGACTCAATTGCCGCCGGTAACCGTTGCGACGGCGTTGACCGTCCCGGCATTCCTGGCCGCGGTAGCGTTTTTATCACGTACGCTGGCAACGCTGCCATTTCACGCATTCCGGACCGGGGACAACGGTGCTCAGCGTCTGACTGGCAAGACGGCCACGACGATCCATGACGCGCCGAATGCGCTGATGGGTTCGTTCAAGTTTCGGCAATATTTCTGGCAGCAGGTGTTCACGGGTGGCCGCGGGCTGGCCTGGATAGAGCGCACCAATCGCGAAATTGAAGCTTTGTGGCCCATGGACCCCCGCAAAACGACGGTCAAGCGCAAGGGTTTTGATCTAGTTTATCGCTTCGAGGATAAGGAGTATCCATCCAGCGACGTGATCGACGTGCCTTTCATGCTGAGAGAGGACCAAGTCGCTCACTACGGTCCGATCAACCTGGCGAAAAAGGCACTCCAGCTTGCCCTGGCAATGAACGATTACGGGGCAACGTTCTTCGCCGGTGGCGGTGTTCCGCCTCTCGCCCTGTCTGGTCCGTTGCCACAAGGCGATGCTGCTCTAAAGCGCGCATCGGGCGATGTAGACCGCGCCATAAAATTTGCAAAGCTGAACAGAAGTCCGATTCTGCCTATTCCCGCCGGACATGAACTCAAGCCGGTCGGCTTCGATCCGTCGAAAGGGCAGATGACCGAAGCAAGGCTGTTCCAGATACAGGAAATCGCCCGGGTCTTCCAAATGCCGCCGGCATTCCTGCAGGATTTGAGTCGTGGGACCTTCGCGAATGTAGAGCAGCAGGATCTTCACCTGGTCAAACATCTGATCAGCCAGTGGGCCAAGGCCTTCGAGGATGAGGCTAACCTAAAGCTGTTCGGTCGCGGTCGCACCGGCCGGTATGTCGAACATAACCTTGATGGTCTCCAGCGCGGCGATTTCAAGTCAAGGATCGACGGCATTGCCCGTGCGATCCAGACGGCGCAAATGACTCCGAACGAAGCTCGTTCGCTGGAGAACCGGCCGAAGCATGACAACCCGGATGCGGATGAATTGCTCGTGCAGGGGGCAACTGTGGTGCTCGGCAAGCAGCCGTTGAAGCCAGCACCGGCCGAGCAGATAACCGAAAATGGAGATGGCAATGAGCCAGAAGCCTGAGGGTGCCGAAAAGCGCTCGCTTGTCCGGCCGGTCGAGTATCGAGCTGACGCCGACGGCAAGATGACTGTGACGGGCTATGCCGCCGTGTTCGGCGAAGTCGCCGATATCGGCGGTTGGTTCAGCGAAGTGGTTGCGCGTGGCGCCTTCACCAACACGCTGAAGACGGCCGATGTCCGCGCCTATTTCGACCATGATACGGGCCGCGTGCTCGGGCGTCTGTCGGCCGGCACTCTGCGGTGCGAGGAAGACGACAAGGGGCTTCGTGTCGAGATTGACCTTCCCGACACCACCGATGGCCGCGACGTGAAGGCGCTCGTCGATCGCGGTGATGTCTCCGGCATGTCGTTCCGCTTCGAAGCGGTGCGGCAGGAGTGGGACGAAACGGTAGACCCGCCGAAACGCACACTTCTGGAAGTCCGCCTTGGCGAGGTCAGCATCGTTTCCGAGCCGGCCTATGATGGCACCTCGGTGGCATTGCGGTCGCTTGATGCCGTCCGGAAAGAGTCTCGGCGTCAGCACAATGCCGCCGCCTTCGCCCGTCGAAAGGCCGAAACCGAGGCGAAGTTCCGCAAGATTTCCTGAATTCACCCGGCATCTCGCCGGAGGACGCGGCAAGCATCCCGCTTCCCGTCTCCACCGCCTGCTTTCGAGTGGGCCTTTCGACGTTGCTCACATGGAGATAGATCATGAGCAAGGAACTGCTTGAGAAGCGGGAAAAGCTCGTTGCCGATGCCCGCTCGGCACTGGACGAAATCAAGAAAAACACCGACGAGGCGCGCGCTACCGAGCTCGAAAAGCGTCATGACGACATCATGGCCGAGTTCGACAAGGTGGACGCGCAGATCGCGCGCGAAAAACGCATGGCCGATGCTCAGAAGCGTATCGACGACGCCGCGGCCGAGGAGCGTGCCCGTAATCGTCCGATCTCCGGAGGTGAAGGTCGCGGGCAGGACGACGGTGATCAGGTCACCTATCGTTCCGCTTTCCATCGCTACGTCGCCGTCGCCGGCGACATGTCTGCCCTCAGTGATGAGGAGCGTTCGGCGCTGCGGGCTGGCGTTGCACCAAAGGACGCTCGCGCTCAGACTGCCGGAACTCCCGCTGCTGGCGGCTACACAGTACCCACCGAACTCAGCGACCAGATCATCATCTCGATGAAGGCCTGGGGACCGATGTATGATGAGAATATCTGCACGGTCATGAACACATCGGCTGGCAACCCCATCGACATGCCGACCGTGGACGATACCGGTGTTCCGGTTGCCAAGCATACCGAAGCCGGTGCAGTCACCGACGATGGTGGTTCGGACGCTACCTTCGGGAAGAAGACGCTCAGTGCCTATGCCTATGACACCGAATGGGTGAAGTTCTCCTGGGAGCTGGCACAGGATTCGATCTTCAACTTTGAAACCCTGCTGGGCGATCTGCTGGGACAGCGTCTCGGCCGCCGCGCCAACACCGAACTGACTACGGGCGATGCCAGTGGCGATCCCGAGGGCATCGTCACTGGCTCTACGCTGGGCAAGACGGCGGCGGCAACTGCGGCTATCACCTGGGACGAGATCATTGATCTCGAACACTCGGTTGACCCGGCATATCGTGCCTCTCCGAAGGCCCGATACATGTTCAACGACACTACCCTGTCGGCCGTCCGTAAACTGAAGGACGGAAACGGCAACTACCTGTGGCAGGCTGGCGACGTACAGAAGGGCGTACCCGCGAGCTTCAACGGCCGGGCTTACAGTATCAACCAGGCGATGGATTCACTCGGCGCGGCCAAGAAGGTCATGCTGTTCGGCGACTTCGGCAAGTATTTCGTCCGCAAAGTCGGCGGCATCGTGATGTTCGTCGCTCGCGAGCGCTTCGCTCCCGATATCGGCCTGCTCGGTCTCATTCGCCTCGACGGTAAACTGGGTGATACCGCAGCCGTCAAGCACCTCATCACCGCCGCTTCGTAAGTTCGGCTTTGCAAGGCGGGCCGCTCGGGTGGCCCGCTATCAAAACCGAAGGAGACGACAATGAAATCCATGAGAATTCGGATGCTTCAAAGCATTGCTGGCCAAGGCTTCGCCCTTTCTGGCGGCGACATTACGGACCGATTCCCAGAGAAAGAAGCCAAACGGCTTGTGAGCGCCGGAATGGCCGAGGTCGCTCCTCCCGAACCCGTGAAAAAGCCGGAAACGAAAAAGGAGTGGGATGACGAGCGGGCAGCATTGCTTGCTGAAAACGCCGACCTCACTGCTGAAAATGAAGCTCTTAAGGTTCGCGAAGCGGAGTTGATCGGGCAGATTGAGGTCTTGTCGGCATTTAAGATTTCTGTGGTTGCTGCACTCGGCACAGAGCCAGTTTCAACGGAAACGACGGTCGTCGCACAAGCTCCGGAAGTGCGTGGCTGACCGTGTGGTATGCGTCGAAAATCTCTGCCGCACCAATCGCGGAGCCGGTAACGCTCGATCAGGCGAAACAGCAATGCCGCGTCGATGGTTCGGATGACGATGCTGTGCTGGAGCGGTTGATCAAGGCTGCTCGCTCGCATGTCGAGAAATACTGCAATGCTCGCTGGGCCGAGCAGACGATCGTCTGCGAATGTGGAGCGTTTTCAGATTTTGCGCGGCTGCCCGAAGGTCCATTGAAGTCGGTTACGTCCGTTGTATACATCGATCCGGCAGGTGAGACGCAGACGCTCGATGTAGGCGTTTACGAGGCCCATAAGGACGGTCTGGAACCATCGATAGCGCTCAAGCCAGGGCAGTCATGGCCGGCGATCCAAGCCGGCACCCGTGTTGTGTTGACGGCGATCTTTGGCGGTGCCGTGCCAGAATGCGTCCAGCACGCCATGCTTGTATTTGTCGATAATGCCTATCATCAGCGCGAGAACGCCAAGTACGACGACTGGACCGTTCTGGACGTGCTGCTGTGCAATGACAGGCGTGGCGTCTGATGACGGGCGCTGGTGATCTCGACCGCCGCATTACCATCGAGCGGTTCACTTCGACTCGAAACGAGTTCAACGAACCGGTTCAGGCGTGGGCAACCCTTGTTACGGTGTGGGCGCAGCGGAAGGACAGTTCCGACCTG